TGAAGGGCCGCGCCGAGAGTGAGATGAACGCCGCCAAAACGCTGTACGACGCCGCCGCTGCGGGCGACACCAAGGCGGCGCTGGACATTCTCAAGCATCAGCACGGCTGGGTGGCCAAGCAGCAGATCGACGTGAATATTGACCAGCAGATCAGCATCACCGGCGCGCTGGAACGGGCGCAGTCGCGCGTCATCGAGGGGCTGTACACTGACGTACCCCCGCTAGAGGATAAGACCCGCCATGCAAACGACCATCTACTCAGCCCACGACGAGATGGAATTGATGACGCGGCTGTGGTCGCCGGCTATCAAGAATGACCCGCTGGCGTTTGTGCTGTACGCGCTCCCGTGGGGGCAGCCGGGTACGCCGCTAGAGAGACACGTCGGGCCGCGCAGATGGCAGCGCGCAGTATTGCAGGCCATAAAAGACCACATCCGCGAGAACAACGGTAAGCTGGACTTCGACACGTTCCGTATGGCTGTCGCCTCCGGGCGCGGTATTGGCAAATCTGCTCTGGTCTCCTGGCTCACGATATGGATGCTGTCCACCCGCATCGGCGGATCGGTCATCGTGTCGGCAAACTCCGAGGCGCAGCTTACGCGCGTGACTTGGGCAGAGATTACCAAGTGGCTAGCCATGAGCCTCAACAGCCACTGGTTTGAGATCGCGGCTACGCGCATCCTGCCGGCCAAATGGCTGACCGAGTTGGTCGAGCGCGACCTGAAGAAGGGCACGCGCTACTGGTCTGTTGAAGGCAGATTGTGGTCCGAGGAGAACCCCGACGCGTATGCAGGACTGCACAACGAAGACGGCGTGATGCTGATCTTTGATGAGGCCAGCGGTATCCCGGACTCGATCTGGTCCGTATCAGATGGTTTCTTCACAGAGAACACGCCGCATCGTTTTCATCTGGCGTTCTCTAACCCGCGGCGCAACACCGGCTATTTCTACGAGACGTTCCACTCCAAGCGGGCGTTCTGGTCAACGCGGGTCATTGATGCCCGCGATGTGGAGGGCACCGACAAGAACGTCTACCAGCGCATTATCGACGAGTACGGGCCTGACAGTTACCAGGCCAACGTCGAGGTATACGGCACTTTTCCGTCGGAGGGCGACGATCAGTTCATCACTGTCAATCTGGTTGATGACGCCATGGCACGCCCGCGGCAAAAGGACGAGACTGCGCCCATCATCATCGGCGTAGACCCGGCGCGGTTTGGCAGCGACGCCACCGTCATCGCCGTGCGGCAGGGCCGGGACATCGTTGACATCAAACGGCTGCGCGGCGCGGACACTATGGAGGTTGTCGGTCACGTCATCGACGCCATAGAGGAGTACAAGCCCGCGCTGACCGTCATTGACGAGGGCGGCCTGGGCGCCGGCGTCGTGGATCGGCTAAAGGAACAGCGGTACAAGATCAGGGGCGTGAACTTTGGCAGTAAGGCCAAGAACCAGATCATGTGGGGCAACAAACGCGCCGAAATGTGGGGCGCAATGCGTGAATGGCTCAAAACTGGCAGCGTGCCCGCGGACAGGTTCCTGAAGTCTGACCTGATTGGGCCTAAGACAAAGCCTGACAGCAAGGGTACGCTGTTCCTTGAATCAAAAAAGGATATGCGCTCGCGCGGTTTAGCATCGCCAGATGCTGCGGACGCTATCGCGGTGACATTCGCGTTCCCGGTAGCGTCTCGCGAGGGGCGCGTTGACAAGAAACGGACCGGTGGGTATTCTTCGGGCGGAGTTGCGACTTCTTGGATGGGTTCTTGAAATGGCCGACAAGAAAAAGTCTGTTTCGTTAGCCGTGGGCCGCGGAGAAAAACTACCGGTGTCCAAGGGCGCGGGGCTGACTGAAAAAGGCCGCGCTAAGTACAACCGGGAAACCGGGTCGAACCTCAAGGCACCCGCACCCAACCCCAAGACCAAGGCCGACGCAGGCCGCAAGGCATCATTTTGCGCTAGGATGGGCGCGGTAGCGGCTAAGGCCAAGGACGGCGAACGTGCCAAGGCCAGCCTCAAGCGGTGGAAATGCTGATGAAACCGGGTCTCTACGCCAACATTCACGCCAAGAAAGAGCGGATTGCCGCTGGTTCTGGCGAAAAGATGCGCAAACCGGGCGCCAAAGGCGCTCCGACGGCAAAAGCGTTTAAAGAAAGCGCCAAGACAGCTAAGAAGGGCAAGTGATTCATATGGCTAAGATGCCCACCATGAAGATGCCAATGGGGCCAAAGATGCCCAAGCCCCGCGCCGATATGAAGAGGATGCCCGCGGTTCGCAAACCCGTGCCGACCGCCGGCGGCAAAGACATCATCAGCATCACGACAAAAATGCGTGAAACGCCCTACAAAACAGGCAAGAAATAACATGCCGGGAAACGGGACAGGCAACAAAGCCGTCTACGGTGTTGGGCTGCGCGATGTGCTATACCCCGGCGAAGACGCGTATTTCAAATCAAACCCAAATGTTGCGGGTATGGCAGCCGAAGACGACCACATCATTATTAACCCCTATAGCCCCCGCACAGACGCTGAAAAACAAGCGGTTATGGTGAACGAAGCTGCCCGTGTACTTATGCGACGCGGGGATGCCCCACGCCCACAATTCAATTTGACACCTATGCAGATGGAAAAATTTAAAGATTATTCCAAAAATATAGATGATATCAGGCAGACTTTTGCTGCTCGTATGATATCTAACGATCCATCAGCAATTGAACCTACAGACGAACAAAAAGCATTCGCTGTTGAGTTACGCAAATACATGGGCGTCAAATAATGGCTGATCCCACGGGCATGGTCGCAGCCGGAAAAGTTGCTAACGTAGGGTCTAACCCCGCGAAATCGTCAGGCAACGACGACGACAAGATGGCCACCATGCGCCACCGCCTTCAGATGGCGCAGTCGGCGTACTCAGACAGCCGCGAGGATGAGCTGGATGACCTGCGGTTTATGGCGGGGTCGCCGGACAACCAGTGGCAGTGGCCCGCCGACGTGCTGTCCACTCGCGGATCAATGCAGGGCCAAACGATCAACGCCCGCCCGTGCCTGACCATCAACAAGCTGCCGCAGCACGTCCGTCAGGTGACGAACGAGCAGCGCCAGAACCGGCCCAGCGGCAAGGTCATCCCCGCCGACGACAACGCCGACGTGCAGGTTGCCGAGATTTTCAACGGTGTGGTGCGGCACATTGAGTATATGTCGGACGCCGACGTAGCCTACGACACCGCCTGCGACAACCAGGTGACCTACGGCGAGGGTTACATCCGCCTGCTGACGGAATACTGCAACGACAATACGTTTGATCAGGACATCCGCATCGAGCGGGTGCGCAACTCGTTCAGCGTTTACATGGACCCGACGATCCAAGACCCGTGCGGCGCGGACGCCGAGTGGTGTTTCGTCACCGAGGACATCCTGCGCGCCGAATACGAACGGCTGTTTCCCAATGCTTCGCCGATCAGCACGCTGTACAGCCAGGGCGTCGGCAACGACGGCTTGTCGTCGTGGCTCCAGGAAGACACGATTCGCATCGCGGAATACTTCTACAAGACCTACGAAAAAGCTACGCTGCACCTTTACCCGGACAACCAAACTGCGTTCCGCAACACACCGCAGGACAAGCAGCTTATGGCAATGTTTGGCAAGCCCCTTCGCGACCGCGTAGTTGACCGCGCGAAGGTCATGTGGATGAAGACCAACGGTTTTGACATTCTTGACGAGCGTGAATGGTCGGGCAAGTGGATTCCCGTCGTGCGCGTCATTGGCAACGAGTGGGAAGTTGACGGACGGCTGTACATCTCTGGCCTTGTGCGGAACGCCAAGGACGCCCAGAGAATGTACAACTACTGGACAAGCCAAGAAGCCGAGATGTTGGCGCTGGCGCCCAAAGCACCTTTCATTGGCTACGGTGGCCAGTTTGAAGGGTACGAAATGCAGTGGAAGACCGCCAATACGACCAACTGGCCGTATCTGGAAGTCAATCCCGACGTGACGGACGGCGCCGGCGGGGTATTGCCTCTGCCTATGCGCGCACCTCCTCCGTTGCCTCAGACAGGCTTGATACAAGCCAAAATGGGGGCTGCCGACGACATCAAGGGGACGACGGGGCAGTACGACGCAGCTTTGGGTATGCAGGGCAATGAACGCTCTGGAAAAGCTATCCTTGCCCGCGAGAAGCAGAGCGACGTTGGCACATACCATTACGTTGATAACCTTGCCCGCGCGATCCGCCACATCACCCGGCAGATCATTGATATGATCCCTAAGATTTACGACACGCAGCGCATTGCCCGCATCATTGGCGTCGACGGCGAAGTCAGCATGGTTAAGTTCAACCCGGCCCAGCCGGAGCCGGTCAAAGAAATCCGCGACCAGAATGGCGGAATGATCGAGAAGATTTACAACCCCAGCATCGGTATTTACGACGTGATGGTTACTACCGGCCCAGGCTACATGACCAAGCGTCAGGAAGCCTTGGACGCCATGAGCCAGATCTTGCAGACCAACCCGCAGCTTTGGGCGGTCGCTGGCGATCTGTTCATCAAAAACATGGATTGGCCAGGCGCGCAGGAGATGGCGGCGCGGTTTAAAAAGATCCTTGACCCGAAGGTTTTGTCGGAAGGCGATCAATCGCCTGAAATGGCCGCTGCTGCACAGCAGATGGAGGCCATGACGCAGGAGATGAACCGCATGACGGACATTGTCCAGAACGTGCAGGACAGCGTTGCCCAGCGCGAGGTAGACATCAAAGAGTACAAGGCGCAGGTAGACGCCTATGAGGCCGAGACAAAGCGTATCAGCGCCGTGCAGAACAGTATGTCGCCCGAGCAAATCCAAGACATTGTGATGGGTACGATTGCCGCGGCTATGGACACCGGCGATTTGATTGGTGGCGCGCCCGAGATGCGCGAAATGCCGAATACGGAGCAGCAGCCCGAACAGCCTGCAATGGGGGCGTTGGAACCACAGATGCCCGAGAGGGCGCCTGAACAACCCCCCGAAGGAATGATGTAATGGCTGGCTGCGCCGATTTTGTAGGTATGCTGTTTCTGGCGCGGGATGTAACCCATTCTGCGCACCTGAACACTCGCAGTTACGCCAAACATAAAACGCTGCAAAAATTTTACACCAATTTAATCGACCTAGCGGACAATTTTGCGGAAGCCTATCAGGGCAAATACGGGCTGATTGGCCCTATCTCGCTTATGTCGGCCAAAAAGACCAACAACGTGGTTGACTTTCTGGAAGGCCAAGTGGACGACCTTATGGAAATGCGCTATAAGGTTGTCGATAAGGAATGCACCCCGCTTCAGAACATCATTGATGAGATTTTGGGGTTGTATTATTCGACGCTCTATAAGCTGAAATTCTTGGCGTAAGGACTGACCATGGAACTGCTTCGCCCTCTTAATGACTCAGGTTTTGCTACTCAAAGCGTAGCCTACACTGGCACTGCCGGTTCTGTAACTGGCTGGAACGCAGGGCCCCAGGGCGTATTGGTATGGTGTACCTCAGACGCTTATATTCTTGTTGGTGAAAGCGTGACAGCTACGACGGCGGCCACACCGCTTCCAGCGGGCGTGCCGGTACCAATTTTCGTACCCGCCGGCACAGGTGGCGTATGGCGCGTCAGCGCGATCCAGATTAGCGCAGGCGGCACGTTGTACGCGAAGCCGATCAACATCCGATGAGTTTTGGTATCCCCGTCCGCAATGGCTTGGGTGTCGGGCTATCCGCCTCAACATTCCTGTCGTCTTCGCGGGTCGGCGGTCGGCCAGCCATGTTCTTAAATTTTATTGGCACAACCGCGTTAGATAGCCGCATTACGTTTACACGCACGACTACTGCAACCGTCACAGGCAGTAACGGTGTTATCCAAAGTTCTGCAATTAACGACCCCAGATTTGATTACAACCCCGTAACGCTTGCACCCCAAGGATTGTTGGTAGAGGAACAGCGCATAAACTTGCTGTTAAACAGTCTTATTGACGGGACATCGTTATCAACGCAAAATGTTACTGTAGCGGCAGTTGCCCATACAATAAGTTTTTACGGCACAGGGACAATTACCTTAACGGGCGCGTCTGTTGCAACTGTAACAGGGACCGGCGCGTATCCTAATCGTCAAACGCTGACATTTACACCTGCTGTGGGGGTATTAATTTGCGCGGTTACAGGGTCAGTTCAATACGCGCAACTTGAAGCTGGCGGATTTGCCACCAGCTTCATTCCGACAGCAGGGACAGCAACAACTCGCGCCATTGACCTAGCGTCAATGACAGGTACAAATTTCTCTAGCTGGTATGACCAGACGCAGGGTAGCTTTGTTGTGAGTGTCAGCACGTTTGGAAGCGGCGCGAACAGGTTTGCTCTGGGCGTAAGTAATGGAGCGAATAGTGAGCGGATTGTGTTGTTTGCTACTACAACTTCAACACTGCGCTACATTGTCACCGACGGAAGCGTATCCCAAGCCGATATAAGTCTCGCAGGGATGAACGTAAATGTTGTCAACAAAATTGCGTGTGCATACCAAGCCAACTCTTTTAACTGCGCGCTAAATGGAACGCTAGGTTCGGAAGATACTGCGGGAACTTTGCCAACTCCCGATAAACTTTTCATCGGATTGGATGCGACCGGCGCAGCCCCCATTAATGGCCGCGTCCGTTCGGTTGATTATTACAACACACGGCTTCCAAACGCCACGTTACAGACACTTACAACATGACCTACTATACCAACAAAAAGGTTAAAAAATGTCAGTAACTCCGTCCCCGCTTGGTGGGTTCGCAGCTCAGTTTTTTGACAACAACGGCGTCATTCTGTCGGGCGGTACGATTTACACCTACTCCGCCGGCACCACTACGCCGCAGGCAGCATACACCAGTGCGTCCGGCGCTACGCCGCACGCAAACCCAATCGTCCTGGACAGCGCAGGACGTGTACCGGGCGGCGAGATTTGGTTGACTAAAGGCCTGGACTACAAGTTTATCATTAAGACATCGACAGGCGTCCTAACCGGCACTTATAACAATCTACAGGTTACCCCCGACGCAGTGGACGCGTCGCTTGTTAGCTATGAGCCGCCGTTTACCGGCAGCGTGGCTACCAACGTAGAAAACAAGATGGCCCAATACGTATCGGTCAAAGATTTCGGCGCTGTTGGCGACGGCGTGGCTGATGACACAGCAGCTATTCAGAATGCTATTGATTACTCTGATAGCACGGCAGTCGCCATAACAGGTACGGCTGAAGTATATTTTCCCGCGGGAGTTTATAAAGTAACTTCTGGGCTGACCGTTTCACGATCTTTGCGCTTTATTGGCGGTGGCTGGCCCATCATAAAAGTAGCGCATAATACAGACGCTATAACGCTCACGGGTATACCAAGCGCAGTATTATTTCCGCGAAATGTTCAGACTTTTGAAGGGTTAGTTTTTAACACCCAAAGCGGGTTTACACCAACATCAGTTATACGGCTCGGCACAAGTTCGGGGTTAACTCCAACTTACATAAACTCAATTAACGATGTTAAAATTGTAAATTGTGTTTTTGACCAAATTACGGCGGCGTATGTTATTGATAACAACCGCGGGTTTGGTTTGGTTATCCAAAATTGCGCGTTTACGGATATTACCGCTACTGCGGTTCTAAAAATGCGGCAGACACAAACGGAAATACCGTATTGGACTTATGCCGTAAACATTTATGCATCTGATTTTACCAACATTACAGGCAAGGCCATCGAAGCTGACGGCGGCGATTTGACTGTTTTTGGATCAATTATTGAAGGTTGTTCAGCGGGCGCTGTTGATGTCGGTATAAATACTGCGTATACTGGCGCTCAGCCAACCAATTTTTACGGCACGTATTTTGAAGCTAATCAGGTTTTTCATTACCGCTCAAACAATGGCCGTGTCCTATCAAATTTTAATGGCTGCAAATTCGTAAAAGGATCGGCTGCTACAACTAGAATTTTCCTAGCTTCAGCATCAGCGTGTACTTTTACTGCTTGCTCAACACCTAACCAGGCCCCCACAATTACCGGCGGAAACCTAAGTTTTAGCGGTTGCAACTATATGCAAGGTACAACAACTGCCACAGACAGCGTTCAAACTGACCGATATATAGCTTACACATCTACACCAACTACAGCTTACTCCTTAAATGGGGTTAACGGCTATGAGCCGATTGTTTTTGGTAACTCTCCCGGCCTCGGCGGCGGCGGCGTCATCATGCTTTGCTCTCATTCAGGGTTCCCTGCCGCAGGCAATTCGGTCGTAGAAACATATATGATCGCCAAAAGGCAGAGCGGAGCTGCGGTTGATGCTGTAAGTTTAGGTAGATATGAAAACGGGGACACAAGTACGTTTTCGTTCGGCGTAGATGCTAGTGGATTTTTAACTGTCACATCCAGCCAAGCGGGTTCTGCAAACTATGCCTTGGTATCTCAATCAAAATATCCAGTCGCTTTACCGGGGTAAGCTATCGGGGCAGGCTATAACTTCGGTATAAAAGTTTTGACGTGACCCCGGCCAAAGCAGCCTACTGGTGTTTAGGGTAGCGATATTGCTAGGCTACATAAAATGGTGTATCGTAGCCACTAACCGTACTGATGCGGCTCGTCAGGAACTCTTTAAGGGTTAAACATGCACGAAACAGCCCCACTTGAAGCGGAAGTGCCCGCGCCAGAACTCGATGCCACGGCGGCAATCGAACCTGTAGAAAACGCGACGCCGGAAACGCCTGCTGAACAGGAAGCGGCTAAGACTTTCTCGCAAGAGGAACTGGACGCAATTGTTGGCAAGCGGCTTGCAAGAGAACAGCGCAAGTGGGAACGCGAGCAAGCCCAAAGACTGGAAACGGTACAAGCTCAGAAAGCGGCAACGCCGCGGCATGATCTTAGCCCGGACCAGTTTGATACCTACGAAGATTATGCTGACGCTTTGGCGGAGTATAAGGCGGAGGAATTGCTGGCAAGACGGGAAACCGCAAGGCAGCATCAGGATTTGCTCGAACATTACCACAACCGTGAGGAAACAGCGCGGGATCGGTATGACGACTTTGAACAAGTCGCTTACAACCCCAACCTTTCAATCACGGACGCGATGGCGCAAAGCATCCAGGCTTCGGACAACGGCCCAGACGTACTCTACTATCTAGGCTCAAATCCTGACGAAGCGTATCGCATTGCCCGACTGTCTCCGCTCTTGCAGGCAAAAGAGATCGGAAAACTTGAAGCCGGTATGGCTTCAAACCCGCCGGTTAAAAAAACCTCAACCGCCCCGGCACCGATTGCGCCTGTCACTGCCCGCGCTTCTGGCGCACCTATCTACGACACCACCGATCCTCGCTCGACAAAATCAATGAGCACCTCGGAATGGATTGACGCGGAACGGCGGCGGCAGATCAAGAAGTACGAGGCACAACGCAACCGTTAATTTGGGACAAATACCATGGCTAACTCAATTCTCACTATCGACATGATTACGCGCAAGGCTCTGGAGATTCTAGAGAACAACCTTGTGCTTACTCGCAACGTTAACCGCCAGTACGACGACAGCTTTGCTGTCGAAGGCGCTAAAATTGGTTCGACCCTGCGTATCCGCCTTCCTGACCGCGCTTTGGTCACTGATGGTGCTGCGCTCCAGGTTCAGGACGACAACGAGCAGTTCACAACCCTGACTGTTGCTTCGCAGAAGCACATCGGCGTGAACTTCACGACTGCCGAACTGACGATGCAGTTGGACGACTTTGCCGAACGTGTTCTTAAGCCGCGCATTTCGCAGCTTGCTGCCAGCATCGACGCCGACGTCGCCAACTGCTTCAAAAGCGTCGGCAACACGGTTGGCACGCCAGGCACCACGCCAGCAACCTCGTTGGTTCTGCTTCAGGCGCAGCAGAAGCTGAACGAAAACGCTGCTGTTATGTCCCCGCGCTACGCGACCGTCAACCCGGCTGCCAACGCCGGTCTGGTCGAGGGCATGAAGGGCCTGTTCAACCCGACCGACACTGTCAGCAAGCAGTTCAAGAACGGTATGATGGGTACCGGCGTGTTGGGTTACGACGAGATCAACATGTCGCAGTCCATTAAGCAGTTCACCACTGGTTCGCGCACTGCAACCGGCGGCACGACCTCGGCGGCGGTTACTACTGAAGGTGCTACCACCATCGCCATCACTGGCGCCGGCGCAAGCGCCACGGTTGCGATTGGCGACGTGTTTACTGTGGCCGCTTGCTTTGCGGTTAACCCGCAGACCCGTGAAAGCACTGGCTCGCTGTTCCAGTTTGTCGCTACCGCAGCGGTTACGTTGGACGGTTCGGGCGCGGGCAACGTCACTGTCGCTCCGATTTACTCGGCGGCTAGTGCTCTGGCCACTGTTTTGACCCTCCCGGCCACCAGCAGCGCGATTGTCTTTGTTGGCACTGCCTCGACGCAGTACCCTCAGAACCTCGTGTACCACAAGGACGCCATCACCTTCGCCACCGCCGACCTCCTGCTGCCCCAGGGTGTCGATATGGCGTCGCGTCAGGTGCATAACGGCATTAGCTTGCGCATTGTTCGTCAGTACGACATCAACAATGACCGTATGCCTTGCCGTATTGACGTCCTGTACGGCTTCAGCACGATCCGTCCGCAGATGGCTGTTCGTCTTTGGGGCTAATTTACCGCTGGCCCTTGGTTCGCCGAAGGCCAAACATCCTGAAGGATTTTTATCATGGCTACTCTACCTAACGGCGCTGGCGGTTATCAGGTCGGCGATGGCAACCTCACCGAGGTATCGTTCACTAACTTCACGGTCCCGACCGCTTACACGGCTACCGCAACGCTTGTTGTAGCGGACCTTGCCGCGGGCGTGGTCATCTACACTTCGGCCAGCACGGGCAATATGACGCTTCCTACTGCCGCGCTCACTGACGCGGCTTTCAGCAGCGCCAAAGTCGGCAGTTCGTTTGACCTTGCGCTCATTGCTACTAGCACTGGCGTGCCTACCCTTGTGGTGGGCACGGGTTGGTCGCTTGCCAGCACTTCTGGTGCGGGCGTTGCGTCTAGGAGCGTTCTATTCCGCGCCGTCAAGACTGGCGACGCGGCGTATTCGCTGTACCGCATCGCGGGTTGATGGGTTTGCCCCGGCTTTGGCCGGGGCAACCTTTTTAGGAGAGAGACAATGGCAAACAGCAAATCTATCGGTGTGGCATTTCTTGACCAGGATATCATCGGCGCGCAGTATCTTCTGGCTGACGAACAGCTCGGCTATACCGCCGCCGCGCAGGGTACGGTTACGCAGGCCACCAGCAAGTCTACTGGCGTCACGCTGAACAAACCCGCAGGCGTCATTACGATGAACAACGCGTCTTTGGCTACCGCCACTAACGCCACGTTCACGCTAACCAACAGCTTCATTTCTGCAAACGACACGGTTATTCTTACCCTTGCAGGCGGGCAAACAACCCCTGGGTCGTACAACGTGTTCGCTAACGCGCTGGCTGCTGGCTCTGTCAGCATCACGCTACGCAACATTTCTGGTGGTACGCTGTCAGAAGCGATTGTCGTAAACTTTGCAATCGTTCACTGCGTGTAATTAAATTGGGCGGGCTTCGGCCCGCCCATTTTTCAAAGGTTTTCTGATGGCGGTTATCTATCTTGTTCATCCGGTTCACGGTGCCAAAGTCGCTATTTCAGAAGAAGAAGCGGTTTATGACGCAATTAGCGGTTGGCAGCGGTATGACATCAATACGTCGACCGTGTTGGTAGACGACAACGGCGACGACGAGCCGGTTGATGAGAGGGTGGAACCTAAGCGGCGCGGGCGCCCGCGCACGAGGCAGGAAAGTTAACCAATGACGACCGCCGGAGACATCATTGACGGGTCGCTGCGGCTTCTGGGTGTTCTGGCGGAAGGTGAAACGCCGTCCGCGGCAACATCTCAGGACGCGTTGAACGCGATGAACCAGATGATTGACAGTTGGAATACTGAACGGCTGTCGGTGTTTTCCACGCAGGATCAGGTATTCACCTGGCCTGCGAGCGCTATCAGCCGCACGCTTGGGCCGTCAGGCAATTTTGTTGGCAACCGCCCTATATTGCTTGATGACGCCACCTACTACGTTGATGCCGGTACGGGCGTTAGCTACGGCATTAAGATGATAAACCAGCAGCAATACGACGGCATTGCGGTAAAAACGGTCACTTCAACATACCCGCAAGTTATTTTTACAAACATGAAATACCCAGACATTGAAATGTTTGTATATCCCGTGCCTACCCGCGCGCTGCAATGGCACTTTATTTCTGTTACCGAACTGACGCAGCCGGCTACGCTGGCAACCATTTTAAGTTTTCCGCCTGGGTATCTGCGCGCGTTCCGCTACAACTTGGCGACCGAAATGGCACCGGAGTTTGGCGTTGAGCCAACGCCGCAAGTGCAGCGCATTGCCATGACCAGCAAGCGCAACCTGAAACGCATCAACAACCCCGACGACGTTATGTCAATGCCGTACAGCATTGTGGCAACTCGTCAGCGGTACAACATCTTTGCAGGGAATTACTAAATGGCTAATATTGCTATCTCCGCACTACCTGTCGCCGCTTCGCAAGCTGGCGCTGATGTGTTGCCGATTGTTCAGGCCACAACCAGTACAACCAAGCAACTATCCGTAACCAACCTATTTACCAGCCCAGCGTTTGTTACGCCTGCGCTGGGGACGGTTGCCAGCGGCGTGATTAGCGCCTGCACCAGCACTTCGATGGTGTTGACGACCCCGGTATTGGGAACGCCGACCAGCGGTAACCTGTCGAATTGCACCAGCACTTCGATGGTGTTGACGACGCCTGTGCTTGGTGCCGCAACCGGCACAAGCCTGAGCCTTACGGGAAACAATGTTATCAGCAGCACCGGAAAACTTGGTTACACGACCGGCGCTGGCGGAACGGTCACCCAAATTACCAGCAAGGCAACCGGCGCGACGTTAAGCAAGTCAACCGGACAGATTACGCTAGACGCCGCCGCACTCGCCGCAAATACGACGGTCAGCTTTACGTTGACCAACACCGTTATTGAGGCAAACGATATTCTAGTAATGAACCACATCAGCGGTGGCACGGCAGGTTCTTACCTGCTCAATGCCCAGTCTGCTGCGGGTTCAGCCAGCATTAACGTGCGAAACATTACCGCCGGATCATTGAGCGAAGCTATCGTAGTTGCTTTTGCGGTAATCAAAGCGGTAACCGCGTAAATGAAAACGCCGATCCTTGGGTCGGCGTATGTCGCTAGAAGCGTCAACGCCGCCGACAACCGCATGGTCAACCTATTCCCTGAAGTTGTTCCTGAAGGCGGTAAGGAGCCGGCATTCCTCCAGCGTGCGCCGGGTCTGGCTGCATTGGCTACTATTGGCACCGGCCCTATTCGCGGGCTGTGGACCTACGGCAGCTACGGTTACGCCGTGTCCGGCGCCATGCTGTACCAGATAGACAGCAACTGGAGTGCAGTTGCCAAAGGTGCTGTGGGCGGCTCTGGCCCTGTCAGCTTGGCTGACAACGGCACGCAGCTATTCATCGCGGCTAATCCCCAGGGCTACATCTACAACGCCAGCACCGACGTGTTCCAGCCGATTACCGACCCCGACTTCCCCGGCGCTGCAACGGTCGGTTACATTGACGGCTATTTTGTGTTTAACGAACCTAACAGCCAGAAGATTTGGGTACCCTCGCTGCTCGACGGGACGGCTGTCGACCCTTTGGAGTTTGCCAGCGCCGAAGGCAATCCAGATAATGTCGTTGCGGTTTTTGTGGACCATCGCGAAGTCTGGGTGTTTGGCAGCAACTCGACCGAAGTCTGGTATGACGCAGGGCTGCTCGACTTTCCACTGACCCGTATCCAAGGCGCGTTTAACGAACTGGGTTGCGCTGCTCCGTACAGCATCGCCAAGATGGACAACCAGATTTATTGGCTGGGCAAGGATGCGCGCGGTCAAGGAATCGTCTTCAAGGCCGCGGGCTACATTGGTCAGCGCGTGTCTACGCACGCTATCGAATGGCAGATGCAAGAGTATGCGGACCTAACAGACGCTGTTGGTTACGCGTACCAGCAGGACGGCCATAGTTTCTACGTTCTGAACTTTCCTAGCGCAAACACCACCTGGGTGTTTGATGTTGCTACCGGCGCATGGCATGAACGTGCGTCGTTTGCCGACGGCTATTTTAACCGCCACCGCGCCAACAATCAGATGTTCTTCAACAGCACCACGGTTGTAGGAGACTATCAGAACGGCAAGATTTACGGGTTTGACTTGAACGTGTACGCTGACGATGGTGAGGCGCAAAAATGGCTACGGTCGTGGCGCGCACTGCCAACAGGCGCTAACACCCTTTCGCGCACCATTCAGCACTCCTTGCAGCTTGACGCCGAAACGGGTGTCGGCTTGAACGCCTACCCCGCTTACGATGCCGAAGATATTGCCACTGAATCAGGTGACATCATTGTGGCCCAGTTTGTGCAAGGCTATTTGACTACGCAAGCCGCTGACCAGTTAGTAACGGAAGCCAACGATAATAACGAGCCGTTGGTTACCCAAGTGCAACCCGCCGAGGATTACGACGGCTATGCGCTGGAGACGGAAGCCTACACCGCCGCGCCGGGTTACGACCCGCAAGTCATGTTGCGTTGGTCGGACGACGGAGGGCACACCTGGTCAAACGAACATTGGAACTCAATGGGCCTGATTGGCAACTACGGAAAGCGTACTATCTGGCGTCGCCTTGGGGCAACGATGAAAATACGCGACCGCGTTTACGAAGTGTCCGGCACAGACCCGGTGCGGATTTACATCATGGGTGCCGAACTGCTGCTTAACGGGACACGCGCGTAGTGGCGATTGCACCGACCAACCCTACCCAGTTAACGCCGCCACGCGTCGCCTTTATTGATGAACGGTCGGGCGCGGTTAGCCGTGAATGGTATCGGTTCTTTCTGTCGCTGTTAACCGCTACGCAGACCAATCAAGACGTTGAAGTTACGCCGCCTGATCTTGGTGGGACCGTCACATCTGCGAACGCAAGCGGCGGTACGACGGGGCTGACGTTTACCGGCGGCCCTATCACAACATCAGGAACTTTGGCCCTTGGCGGTACGTTGGTGACCGCTAACGGCGGCACCGGGCAGACCACTTACACTAACGGTCAGTTGCTTATCGGTAATACCACCGGCAACACGCTCACCCCGGCAACGCTAACGGCTGGCGCTAACATCACAATCACAAACGGGACTGGCTCTATCTCGATTGCTGTCTCAGGGCTTGGGACAATGGCGTTTCAGAATACCGGGGTTTCTGGATCATTCGTAACGGCGAATATTCCGCCTCTAACTGTCACCGTTACAAATGGCATCATAACGAGCATCGTTTAAGGAAACTTGATATGGCTATAGTTATTAGTAACATCATACCTGCTAAGACCGCCGAAGCTACGCAGACGACGCAGTACACGTCGAATGGCGTGCAGACGATTATTGACAAATTTACCGCGACTAACTACAGCGCAACCGCTGCAACGATCAGCGTCAACTTGATTACGGCTACTGGCAGTGCAACGGACAGCAACTTGATTGTCAAAGCCAGAACGCTTCAGGCCAGCGAAACGTATACGTTTCCTGAACTGGTCGGCCATGTGTTGCCTAACAACGGCTTCATCAGCACCATTGCCGGCACGGCGACAGCTATCAACATCCGCGCGTCCGGTCGGCTAGTTAGCTGATGCCGCCCTTCGTCGTCTTTGCGTTGCCCAGGTCGCGCACAGCGGTGCTTGGTTAGCTAATGCTTGAACGATCCTTCGACATAGCCCGCATCAACGAGGTGGTTAACCATCCCGCTGTACGGCCATTTGTCGGCCCCGGCGAAGACATGCTCGATCTGGCTCCGCTGGTAGCACGACCCGAAAACTGGTTTTTGATGGGCGAGCATGGTGGGTTTGCCTTGATATGGTCAGCCCCCCGCGTCCACGAGATTCACACGTTTATCCTTCCGGGTGGGCGCGGTGTCTGGGCAAAAGAGGCGGCGCAAGAGCTGATTGCTTTTGCCGGTAAAAACAACGATATCATGGTCTGGACGAAAGTAGCGCCGGGCCAAAAAAATGTTGAGCTTTTTACCCGTTCAGCAGGACTTAAGCCAACAGGAATGGATGTGGAGACGTTCGACGTGCCCTACAAGACCTATAGTTTGGAGCTAACCTCATGCCTATAGCAGCGGCAATAGTTGGATCGTCGGTCCTCGGTGCCGGCGTAAGCGCGTACTCGGCCAGCAAAGCCGCGAGCGCGCAGAAGAAAGCAGCGCAGCAGGCGCAGCAAACCGCCAAAGATACGTTTGATAAGCAAGCTGCGTTACAGGAACCGTTTCGTCAGGGCGGTCTGACCGCGCAAGGCCGGATCATGGAACTGCTGGGCCTGAAAGACCCCAACGCCTCGGCGGCACCAGCAGGACCAGAAGCCTACGGTTTGCGGGCGGTAGGCACTCCTGGCTACGGCGGCGACGGCGGTTTTGGTGGCCTTGGTGGTTACGGCGGCGCCCCGTCTTACGTTGACGCACGGGGAAACCCTGTCGCCGACGTTAACGCCTACATGGCGGCAAACCCGCTTCCAGCCGCCGCGCCATCGGCTGACTTTGGCAAGTACGCTCGCGACTTTGGAAATGCCGACTTTCAGGCCGATCCCGGCTATGCGTTTCGACAAGCCGAAGGCATGAAGGCGCTGGAGCGTTCGGCGGCTGCGCGCGGCAATCTGCTGTCCGGCAGTACGCTGAAAGGCATCCAGCGATTCGGGCAGGATTTGGCCAGCCAAGAGTACAGCAATGCTTTTAACCGCTATCAGGTAAACCGATCAAACCAGCTTAACCCGCTCCAGTCGCTGATGGGTTCCGGCCAGTCCGCGACGAATGTCGTTACGGGCGCCGCAGGGCAAGAAGGCCAGAACATTGCAACCGGCCAGATGAACGCGGGGCAGGCCCGCGCGTCCGGCTACATCGGCGTTGGCAACGCAATCAGTCAAGGCATAGGGAATATAGGAAACTATTACGCTGAACAGCCGCTGCAGAATGCTATGATAAATTATTATGGAGCTGGCGCTCCCGGCGGCGTTCCAGGCGGCCGCGACTTCTACGGGCGTGGTAATTAAGGACAAACGCAATGGCTAACCAGATGATTGCCCTTCAGGCCCGCGGTCCGGAAATGCCGGATATGGGCGCGCAACTGGCGCGCTTCGGCAACATGATGGCGCGGCAGCAGGTGGCTAACCGCCAGTCTGAGGTGGCGCAACAGGCTATGGATATCGCGCGGGCCGTAGAAGAACGCGTGGCGGCGGCGGAGTCGGGACTGCAAAAGGGAGCAGCCTTAGAGAGACTTGGCAAAGCCAGCGAAATCTTTCGCAACGCACTACCCGGGGTTTCGTTTGGAGATGTAGCCCGCACGACAGCGGTGCGCGCCGCAGTCGTCCAAATGTCACCGGAATTAGATGCTCTTTTACCGTCAGTGGAAACGTTGACTACTGACCGCGCCACGTATGACCTAGCTTCTATGACGGCAGATATACTTGCTAATAAGCGATCTGGTGCAGCCCAAGTTTCAACGGTAATTGACCCTAGAACCAATCAAGTTATGGTTGTCAATGCGTCGGGTATGCCCGGCGGATCCTTTTCGCAAGGTATTCCTGATATTTCAGAAAGTATCCCGCAGTCACCGGCACCGCAAGCGACGGGCGGCGTTCCGCCGCAAGCGACGGGCAGCAATAACATGGCGAACCCATCACGCGGCGCTAACACTACCCCGCAAGATTTGTTGGGCCAAGATGTAAACCCTAACAACATCCCATCGGGCAACCCTTTGCAGCCTATATCAATGACGACCGGCGGCGGCGATCAGGCTGCGCAGCAAAACTTGGTTGCTATCGTGCAGACCATGATGCAGACCCGCGTAATCTCGCAGTCGGGCTTGGACGCCATGCGCGCCGCTGCACGCGGCAAGGAAGATCAACTAGCGCAATTTTTGAGCGAAAACAACATCCAGATCATGCCTGACGAAGGCGAAGCGCCCGGTATGAGGAACGCCGTGTTCCGCCCCGGTGTGGACCCTACGCCGCTGCGGCAGAATATGCAGTACGCTCCGGCACAATACCCACGAACCTACGGCAAAGACCCTATGCAGGCACCGATGCCGGGTAGTGCTGCCGTACCCCTCAAGCGCGTGGGCGACGAAGCAGCGGCTGGGCGGCCAACGCCAGAACAAGCAGGCGCCGTAGCAAAAGCGACAAAAGCCGCAGAATCGCAAGCGCAGAAAGACGCGGCGTTCCCCGACGTGCAAGCACAGTTTGAAGCTGGGATAGCGCTGATCGACAATCGTCTGGCCGATGTTAAACGTTTCCGCGAGCACCCCGCCGCGTCTCGCGTCATCGGGCAGCTAGATGCGTTCACGCTGAATACTGGCCGCGCGCGCGGCGCGCAGAATATCTACGAGGCATTGGTTGCTACGGCTACGCTTGACGAGCTTCAACAGATGCGCCAGAACTCGCCGACTGGCGGTGCGTTGGGTAACGTGTCAGACGCAGATATCCGCATATTGCGCCAGAGCATCGGCGCGCTGGGGCAAGACCAGAGTGAAG